CAGCTTGCCACCCCACTTTGCCAGGGATGCGGGGTCGGTCTTGATGGCCTCGATGGCCTTGCGGATGGCGGCCAGGGCGTTGGTGTCACTCTTCTTAATGAGCAGGCAGCAGCTGTACTTGGGGTCGCCGGTGCCGTTCACCTGCTTGGGCTCCCAGATGTTGGCGTAAGACAGACGGCAGGGAATGATAACTTCGTTGGTGTTCATGGTTAGTCCTCCTCGGGCTTGAAGCCCTCTAAACGGTCGTAGGCGGGGCGGGGGTCACTGGCCTGTGCCAGCTTTGGAGCCCCCGGGGCCCTGGTGATAAAGGCCGACATGGTTTCGGCAAACCTCTTTTTGCCGATCATCTTCTCGGCCACGGTCAGCGTGATGGGTGTGCGTGTGTACAGCATGGCCTCGTCGATGCCGTCTGCCTGCATCTGCCGGAAGGCGGCATCTTGGTCTGTCCACTTGCGGGTGCTGCGGCCCTGTACCAGCTTCCATCCGGGTAGGGTGCGGCCCTCCATCAGCGCCTGCTGGGCGTACTCTTCCAGATCCCTGGCGTAAGCGGCCAGACCTTCCAGCTTCTGCAGCCACTCGCCCAGCTCCTCGTCAGAGAGTGTAGCGGGTTCCGGGTAAGGCTCAAATCCGGCCAGCGGGCCGTACTTGTCCTTCCATGCCCGGCAGGCGGGGTGTGCCTTGCAGAAGCGGCAGTGGGGGCCGGTGCAGAACTCGCCCTTGCCCTTCCATGCCATCTCAGCGGCAGGCTGCAGCACCTCCCGTGCCCAGGTGAGAAGGTCGGCCAGGGAAACCACCCAGGTCTGGGGCTCCTCCTGCATCCGGGGCTGTACGATGCTCAGGCGCACTGTGCTGATCTCCTCGATGCCCTCAAACAGGGCGTAGGCACCGAGGGCGTAGTACATGAGCTGCGGGTTGTGCTCCGGGTTCACCGACACGCCCTGCCCGTACTTGAAGTCGATGATGTGCAGGATGCCGTCGCCGATCAGCAGGCAGTCGCAGGTGCCGAAGCCGCCGGGCACCCACTGGCTCACGTCCACCTCCTGCTCGATGAACACCTCGGGCTGGTGGAGGTAAAGCCCCCACTGAAGGTGCACAAAATCTACGTATTGGTTCGCGGCTTTGCACATCTCAGGTGGGTCGTCCGGATGACCATCCAGGCGGATGGATTCCCCCAACATGGGCGAATCTTCCCCGTGCTCCCAGCAGCTTAGGCTGTATCGCAGGTGAGCTTCGCACACCTCATGGGCTCTGGTGCCCTCTTCGGCGTACTTGCTGGTCTCCCCGGGCAGATTCTCGGTGGCCCGGGCGCTGGGCGGACAGGCGATCCACCGGGCTGCGCTGGATGCACCCAGCAGAGCGTGTTTAATTGGAGGCATTTGCGTCCACCTCGTCTTTCAACTTGAGCAGCTCCTCCCAGACGCTGGTGTAGCTGTCAGGCGGCAGCTTAGAGATGGATGCAGCACCGGTAGCTTTGATGGCCGCCTGAACACCTGCCCGCTTGCCTGCCAGGATCAGGCTGCGCGCCAGATCGCGGATCTTGTC